CTGAAAGTCTTATGAGAGTGATAGTTGCATTGGCATTGATAGGGCTTTATTACCTCATGGCAAACATGTTTTGATTTGTTTATTATCTTTACAGAGCAAATACACCGAAATTTCACCGATTATGGCAAGAAGGGAAGACAACCTAAAACCAGCATGGCAACCAGGTCAAAGTGGCAACCCTGGAGGAAAGCCCAAAGGAGCACGCAACAGAAGTACTATTTTGAGAGAGTTACTTGATGTTAATGACCAAGAGTTAAAGATGCATCAAGCTCAGATTGATAAGGCTATTGAACAAAAGGATACCAATGCTTATAAGGCTGTCTTAGATAGTGCCTATGGAGCTCCAACACAACAGATAGAACAAACCCAAACCAATGTGGATCTCACTGGATTAAGCTCCGATGATATCAGACAACTCCTCAAAGGTGAATGATAAGCAAAACGCCATACTACAGATACTACGCCTCGAACTTTGTCGTAGGGAATTTTGGGAGTTTTGTCAGTACTATGACCCGGCATTCTTTGAAAGTAGAGTATTTCTACACAGTGTCGCACAGTCATTTCAAGATTTAGAGGAGGGTAGTATTAGGTCACTCAGTGTATCTATGCCTCCAAGGGCAGGCAAGTCATATATCAGTTCACTGTTTTGTGCCTGGACCATTGGCAGGAACCCGGCAAGGTCAGTAATGCGTAACGCATGTACGGCAACACTTTACCTCAAGTTCTCTTATGATGTCAGGAACATTGTCAAGAGTGATAAGTTCAAACAGGTATTCCCTAACGTTCAACTGAGTGAGGATAAGGCTAACCTGCAAGGATGGAACACTAATTCAGCTAAGCAAGTGAGTTACTTTGGTGCAGGGGTGGGAGGTACTATCATTGGATTTGGAGCAGATAACATTGCAGTTACCGATGACCTTTACACAGGATTAGAACAGGCATTGTCAGACACTCAGAATGAACGCATCATCCAATGGAAGGAGGCAACACATGACAGCCGCTTTGAGAGTGGATGCAAGAGGATTGACATAGGTACTCGATGGAGTTTGAATGATGTGATAGGCAGGCAAATGAATGATGGGATGTATGATAAGTCAATTGTTATCCCTGCATTGATAGATGGTAAGTCATTCTGTGAGTCAGTAATGACCACAGATGAGTACCTGGATAAGAAAAAACGTACTGAGCCCTCCATTTGGGAGGCAGAGTACATGCAATCACCTGTTGACATTCAAGGTAGGTTATTCAATGACCTCAAAACTATTCAATTAACTGAGTTCAACAGCATCAAGGATAGAGTCCAAGGGTGCATTGCTTACTGTGATGTGGCAGATGCTGGGGCTGACTTCACTGCATTCGCAATACTGGCAGTGGCAGGTAATGAGTTCTATTTGGTTGACTATGTATTCAACAAGTCAAACACTGACATCACCATGCCATTGATAGCCAACAAGCTCAATGAGTGGAATGTTACCTATTGCAGGGTGGAGTCAAACAGTATGGGAGCCATGTTTGCCAGAGGATTGCAAAAGATAACCAACAGCAGAATATTGCCGGTCCATAACTCAGTGAATAAGATAACACGCATCATCATGCAGTCAGTATGGATACAGCAAAGGATTACATTTGTTAACAATGGCACTCCTGAATGTGAGTTGTTTATCCAGAATGTACTCCATTTCAGCAAGGAAGGTAAGAATAAGAATGATGATGCACCGGATTGCTTGGCAGGTTTATCGATCTTCGCTCAATCCATGTTCAGACAGCTGGCATAATTAAACCCCCTTTTTTGTATTAAAATAATGATTACATTTGCCAAAACAATATTGAATGGCATTCAATTTCCTTAGTGCGTTCGTTGATAATTACGCTAATACAGACCGTTATAGAAACTTAACGCGTCAAATATTCCCGCCTGCAGTGCAGATATGGGGTAAAAAAGAGGCTGTTTGGCTTGATACTGGGGATGCATGGAGATTATTCATTGATATTCCAGAACTTAGGTCAGTTATTAACAAGAGAGCCACTATGATGAGCTCTAATGTGCCAACATTATTTGATAAAGATGGTAACTTAGTCACTGATCACTGGATTAATGACCTCATCACTAAGCCTAATGGAGTTCAATCATGGTCCGATGTAGTCTATTCAATGAGTGTACAGGATGCTTTGTACTCGAATGTGGTTGCTTACTGCCCTGTGAGGTCCTTTGGTCAGCGTAATTTAATCATAACACTGCCAAACAATAAGATAAAAATCAATCTAAGTGGTAAGAAATTAAAGCAAATGGAGATTAATGACCTCATTGATTCGTTTGTTTTCACTTATGATGACGGTTCCAAAGAGACAATTCAATTAGAGGACTCAATATACCTCACAACTGCAGATGGTATGAATATAGTTCGACCTATCTCAAGGATTGACTCACTTAGATTACCACTGTCAAACATCATGGCCAGTTATAACAAGCGTAATGTATTACTTGAGAACTTAGGAGCCATTGGTATCTTATCTGCTCAGAGTAATGACATGGGAGGAGCTATTCCAATGACTCCAGAGGAGAGACAAAAGATACAAAAAGACTGGTATCGTAGACAAAAAGATGAGTTAATAATCACTGAGTCCAATGTTAATTGGCAGCCAATGTCTTATCCAACACGTGACCTCATGTTATTTGAGGAGTTAACAGAGGATAAGTTGGCAATCATTGATGCATTTGGTTTGAATTACAACCTATTCTCAAGTGAGAAGGGTGCAACATTTAGCAATGTGAGGGATTCAATTCGTATGGCTTACACTGATACAATCATTCCAGAGACTCAACAGATGTATGATTCAATGATAGCTCAGTGGGGATTGCAAGGTGAGTACTATCTACAGGCTAACTTTCAACATCTGCCAATACTTCAAGATGATGAGCAGGTAAAAGCTCAGGCAGAGAAGACAAAGGTTGACACATGGTCAGTTATGCTTAGAGATGGAGTGATTACTCAACAGCAATATGCAGAGGAGTTCGATATTGAGTTACAGAAACAAGATAGGACAGAGGCACAGGCAGCTGCATTGGCACAGGCTCAGACCAACTTGAAAGGAACAGTCGGAGGGTTGGATGGTATCATAGGACTCAATGCCGCTGTAAGTAGTGGCCAGATGGATAGACAAACAGCTGTAAATACATTGGTTAACTACTATGGTTATGATCCTGTGACAGCAAATTCAATGATAACTAATCCAATACCAAATGCCAATACCTAAGCCAACAGGAGAAGAGAATGAAGAGCAGTTCATTGGACGTTGCATGAGTGATGAGAGTATGAACAGTGAGTATGACAGTGAGCAGAGGTTTTCAATATGTTCAACAGCATGGACCGATAATACAAAAAGTATGAGTAAATATGAGATAAAAAGCGGCTTTGAAATTAAAGACATGGACTCCTCAAAGAGAGAAGTTGCAGTATATTTGGCAAAGTTTGGCAATGTTGATTCTGATAATGATGTGATCCAAAAGGGTGCGTTTAAAAAGTCCATCCAGGAGAGAGGACCACAGGCTGCATCTAATCGTAAGATTGCATTCCTAAGACATCATGACTGGGAGAAACAGATCGGAGTATTCAGTAAGTTACAAGAGGATGACAATGGACTCTTTGCTGTTGGTAGATTAGGGACCTCAACAATGGGAGAGGATGCATGGAGAGACTATCAAGAGGGCATCATAAAGGAGCATTCAGTAGGATTCCAAAGGGTATCTGATAAGACTAAATTTGTTAAGGATAGTTCCAATCCATTGGGCGGATTTACACTACTCCAAGAGGTTAAACTTTGGGAGGGTTCTGCTGTTACCTTTGGAGCAAATGAGTTGACTAATGTGGTTGACATCATGAAAAGCGAAACTAAAAAAACATATATAGATAAGATTTCAGATGATTTACAAACAGTAATCAAAGCCCTGGCAAATGGTAAGGGCTCAGATGAGCGTTTGTATGAACTCGAAATGAAAGCCAACTTCCTGTCAAGTCAATTGACTTTACTCGCACAAACAGAACCGCAAGAGCATTCTGTTAAACTGTATGAGCCGGAGCAACCTATATTTGATTGGAACACGGTATTTAAACAACTTTAATTATTAATTTTTTTTAAACTAAAAATGGAAAACAATTTAACACCTGAGCAAGTTGTTGAAAAAATCAACGGTTTGTTCTCTGAAAAAATGGCAACAGTTCCTACAAAGGATGAGGTTGCACAATTGAAAAGCGAGCTTGATAACTTCAAGTCTATCGAAGTTAAGAACTCTGAAATGGAGAAAGCTATTGCTAAAATGGAAGGTCGTATTGAGGCTATGTCTGAGAAGGCAGTTGATGCACCTAAGACTCAAGGAGCTAAGACTTTAAAAGAGGCATTGGTTAAGACTTATTCTGACAATGTTAAGGCTATCACTGACTCAATTGAGAAAGGTAACAGAATTACATTAGATGTTAAGACTGACACTACAATTGATGGAGATTACACTGGTAATGTTGCCTTGAGTGTATTAGAGCCAGGAGTAAACAGAATTGCTCGTCCTATTCGTAGAATTCGTGAGATATCTAACGTAGGAACAACTACTTCAAAATTCGTTACTTACATCCAACAAACAAAACAAGTTAAACCAACAGGTGAGGGAACTTTGTGGGTAAATGAGGCTGGTGCTAAATTCAATGGAGAGGTTAAATATGAGGAGGTTTCTGAGGAAGTGAAAAAAGTTGCTGCTTACATCAAAGTTTCAAAAGAGATGTTGGCTGACTTATCATTCGTTAGATCTGAAATCAACACTGAATTGATGGAAGCTATCGAGCAAACTATTGATAACTCATTAATAAATGGAGCTGGTGGTGTTGACTTAAATGGTTTGTTGGCTGTTGCACCGGCATTTTCTGCAGGTACATTTGCAGGTACTATCCCAGGAGCAAACATTTCTGACTTAATTAGAATTGCAAAAGCTCAGATTCAAGCGGCTAACTTTGAGCCTACTCACGTAGTATTGAACCCAGAGGATGTGGCTAAAATTGAGTTGACTAAAACATCATCTGGAGAGTACACTTATCCAGCGTTTTGGGATGCTAACATGATGTTGGCTGGTTTGACTGTTGTATCTTCAAACAACATCACTGCAGGTACTTTGGTTGTTGGTGACTTCACTAAATTCAACATCAAGTTCAGAGAGGACATGAATATGTCAGTAGGATATGAGAATGATGATTTCACTCGTAACATGGTTACTATCTTATGTGAGGCTCGTTTAGTAGCTTACATCAAAGGTAATGATGTTGATGCGTTTGTTCAATCAGATATCGCAACTGATATAGCTTTAATCAACGACTAAAATTTAATCCAATATGGAAAAGAAACCACGCAAAAAGAAGATTGCTAATGTAGAACTTGAGAATAAGATTGAGGCACCACAAGTTGAGGCGGTTGAAACTGTTGAGGCTGTGAGCTTAGATCCAAACAAAGAGTACACATTCATTAGCAATGGCACCTTCCCTGGCCTTGCAAAAGGTCAAATATGGAAGATGTTAGGCTCAAAGGCAGAGGCATTGGTTAAAAAAGGATATGGTAAAATAAAATAAAATGATACTTTCAATTCAAGATTTTACGGGCAAATATCAAGTATCTACAGGTATGTATGATCAGGCTAAATTGCAGGATTATATCAACCGGTATGAGCCAAGATATTTGAAGGAGTTGTTTGGGATTACTTTTTACAATGAGTTTAAAAGTGACCTGTTAAACAACGTACCTCAAAGCCCTAATTTCTTAGTCTTATTCAATCCATTATCGGAGGACATTGGATACAACTTTTATTATTTCAATGGAATATATGAGGGTGTAAACCAATTGGATTCAGAAGGGATTAAAGAGATGTTGAAAGGATTTATTTATTTTGAATATGTCAAAGACTTAAGTAATCAAATCACGCCAATAGGATTAGTTAAGCCAGATAATGAGAATAGTACAGTGGCTAATACTTTATTCAGCATGATGTACACTCGTTATAATGAGGCAATACGATCTTATAATTCAATTCGAGATTTTATAAGATATACCACAGCTCCCCCATTAGGTCAGGCAGTTACACTGAATTTGACAAGTGGGGGCACTGGATATGTCAATCAAACAAATGTAAGTTTAACGGGAGGCACAGGCACAGGGTTGAAAGTTGACATCATAGAGGATGGCTCAGGAGTAGTTGATGAGGTTACCATAACACAAACAGGAACCGGCTACACAATAGGTGACACGTTCACTTTACCTGGTGGGAATAATGATGCCACAATAGAGCTTACATACGTTGGCATAGGTGATTATAGAAAGTTCAGAGGAGTTCCTAAATTAACAGCGTATTGGTTATGACACAGGATGTATCGCAGGCAGTTGAGGATTTAGTTGCTCAGATAGATAATGAGATACTTGGGTTGTATGATCCAATTCAGCAAAAGACAATCACTTGTGATACGTCCTATGCGAGGGTTGGGAAGTATATCACAGATCCTATTAATGGACCATTGTTAATCACAGGCATTGAGACAGATGAGTGGATTCAGGCAGGTAATGCTACTGGAGTGTTGACACTTCCACAGCCTTACTTTGTGCCAGGCACTAAGATAGCAGCCAACAATGAATGGACAGCAGTCAGCAATGACCTCACACAAAAAACTCCATTAGTATGGTTGTTGCATGATGTAAGATATCAAAAGTTTGGACGTGAAAGTGTTTACGAATGGGAGAGTGATTTGAGGATATTTTTCCTTGATGAGACTGACATCGTGAATTACTACACAAAGGACCACATTGATAATGTTGTTGTGCCAATGAGTAAGCTCGCTGGTAAGTTCATTGAGGTGATTGATAACAGTCCATCATATAAAACTCTGGAAGGATACGAAGTTGTGAACTTCACTCGGTTTGGAACTGAGCAGGCAAATGGTTATTTTCAAAACATATTGGATGCAAATTTAAGTGGTGTTGAGCTACGAATAAAATTAACGAAATATAAACAGAATTGTAAATGCTAAAAAATAGAAAAAATGGCAGGATGTAATTGTAATGCTGGTCTTGGCAACACAGGGAGACCAGGGTGCGTTCCTATTCAGAGCGTAACAAGTAAATTGATAATGGTTCCATTGAATGCCAATGATGGAACATTGAACGGGATAGATTTATCTGCTCCACTTCCAACATGGAATAGCTTAGTAAATGAGCCAGATGCATCAAAGAGATGGTTCCCTTTACCGGCATTTGAGAATGTAGAATTACCAAAGGCAGAGTCTCAATTTGAAGAGGCTAACTCAGGACGTATGGCATTCCTAAGAGAAGGTAAAAGATCATTCTCTGGTGAGTTATGGGGAGAGGATTCAACTCCAACCTTATTAGGTAAAATGAAAGCAGGTCGTTGTGTGAACTTCGGAGTGTATGTTGTTGACGTAACAGGTAACTTAATTGGTTCAAAAGTGAATGGATATTTATATCCTATCCCTGTAGATAACCAATCATGGAACCCTACATTCATGTTTGCAACAGATTCAACTGTACAGAAAATCATGTTAACATTCGACTTTGATCGTTTGTTTGATGATTCAACTATGTACATGATTACAGCAACAGAGGCAAACCTTGACTTCAACACATTGACTGGATTGATTGATGTTAACTTAGCGGTTGCATCTCAGGTTACAACTGTTTCAGTTACATTGGATGCTACATTTGATTATGGAACAGCATTGAACCCTATCTTACTTCAAGGTGTGACATCTACGTCTGACTGGGAGATATTTGATGTAACCAACCAGTTATCATTAGGATCTCCAACTGGTGTATCTGAGTCACCTGCAGGAACTTACACTTTATTGAAAGCGTTTGTATCTGGTGATGACTACACAGTGTCAGTTGTTAAGGATGGATTTACAGGTTCTGTAACATTCACAGCGGCTTAATAGTTCAAACTATAAACTCAAAAAAGAGACTCGTTCAGAAATGTGCGAGTCTTTTTTTATACCTTTGATTTTGAAATGGAGGAGGCCATCAACTTACTGGATAATATTGCAGCTTTTTTAAAGCCAGATGAGGTATGGAAGAGAGTATTTTTAGATAAAACCTTGCAGAACACTATCATAGTGGAGTACATTCAACAGGATCAGTTACTCAATGAGGGTGTTGATGAGACAGGTAATCCATTAAGGAATAAAGATAATGGTCGCACCACTTATTCTGAAACTACTGAGATGTTAAGTGATGGTAGGAAGAGAGCAGGTGAGCCATATAATTTGTTTGATAGTGGTGATTTCTACAGAAGTATGGTATTTTTGTTGGGAAAAGATTTTTTTGAAATAGATGCAGATCCAATTAAAGGCAATGATAACTTATTTACAAAATTCGGGGAGGGCATTATTGGGCTCACTGAGGAGAGCAAAAATAAATTACAAATCGAACTCCTCGAAAGGTACGACAAAGAGATTAGAAGGATATTATCAGAGTATTGAGGACCTTCCAATCTATAATTGGTATAAATGCTTAGGCGGTGAGTTAAAGTTCCTTAGAACGGCTCAAAAAGGCTCAGAGCAAAATGATTTAATCATGTGGGAACAGATACATGATGAGTACATTAAGGAGTTTGGACTGTCAAAGGTGCATGCAAAGATATTGAAAGTGATAAAAGACAAGGCAATACAGGAACTGGAGTATGTAATTACAGGTGATCGGTTTAAATTGACCTTGATTGAGATGGAAGAGACCAGATTAAAGAATATTTTGAACACTGCAGGCGGTGGAGTAGGGATTGAGGAGATGTTAATCCACATGTCGAAGTGGTTAGGTCAATGGATTAAGACAAAGGAGATAAGTGTTAAAGAGTTCTTTACACTACAAAGAGAATATGAACGTTATTTAAAGGCACAAAATGGCAAAAAAGATAAGTAGCAGTGATTTATTTGAGCAGGAAGACCTGTTCAAAGGAGTTAGGGATTCAGCAACTAAGACACTTGCAGTGTTTAATGAGTTACAGGCTGAACTTAAAGCGACTGCAACAGGTTTGAAAGGTGAACTTGCTGCCAATACTCAGGCATCAACTGCACAATTAAAGCAATTTGGAGCGGCAACAGAGCAGGCAAATAAGTTAATGCAGCAATCAATACAGATTGAGAAGTTAAAAGCCCAGGCAGACCAACAAAAGATAAAGGCAGAGCAGGAAATTGTCAAGCTCCAAAAGATGCAAGCTCAAGAGACTGCAAGATTGGCAAAGGAACAAGAGAAAGCGGCTAAGTTAGCAGCCAATGAGGCAAGTGCATACAGTAAACTGAGTGCTGAACTTAACAAAGCACGTAAAGCATACAAGGATTTAGCTGTAACTAATCAAGAAAATACAGCAGAGGGTAAGGAATTACTTGATACAGTGACAAGATTAGATGCTCAATTGAAGAAAGTTGATGCAACAGTGGGTCAACATCAGCGAAATGTTGGTAATTATGAGGGTGCAACAAAGAGTTTAAAGCTACAATTGAGAGAATTAACTCAGGCATTGCAGAATATGGATGCATCTGACCCACGTTTTCAAGAGATGGCACAAAGAGCAGGGGAGTTGAAAGACCAGATTTCAGATACTCAGGCAGTTGTTAAGGCAACTGCAGGTACAGCAATGGAAAACTTTGCCGGTGCAACAGCTAAGGCAGGACAGATTGGTGTTGCTGCCTTTCAAGGTGTTGAGGCATCCATGCAGTTGTTGGGTGTTGAGAATGAGAATGTACTTGAGGGCATGAGAAGATTGCAAGCTCTTGCAGGATTAGGTGATGCATTAAAAACATTGGGAGGATTAGGTGACACATTGACTGAGATAAGGGCAGGATTTGCAGCAACAATATCTAAGTTAGGATTATTTACATCTGCTCAAAACACAGCAACAACAGCAATCAAAGCTCAAAATGCTGCAGCCGCTGCCGGTGGTGGGTCATTTACTAAGATGGGTGCAGCTGCTAAGACAGCATTGAATGGTATAAAAACAGGATTAATATCTACAGGTATTGGTGCATTGGTTGTTGCCTTAGGATTGGTTGTTGCATATTGGGATGATATCAAAGAGGCTGTATTTGGAGTGTCAGCTGAGCAAAAGAAACTGAATGATTTGTCAACTAAAAATCAAAAGGTTGCTGAGAAAACATTAGAGAATTATGAAAATCAAGAAAATATATTAAAGCTCCAGGGGAAGACTGATAAAGAAATATTAAAGGGAAAAATAGTACTTCAAGAGAATGTCGTTAAAGCTAATAAAGCAAATCTTTTAGGACTTGAGGCAACAACAAAGGCAGAGATTGCAGCAAGTAGAATGAGAGAGCATGCATTGCTTTTCCAATTTAAATTGTATAAATACTTGATAGGGGTTGCACTTGACTTTGCAACTAAGCCTATTGACTTATTCATTGACAAAGTTAACTCAATTGCAGATTCTGTTGGAATAGGTAAGTTAATAACATTCAATACTGCAGATATTAAGAAATCTGCAATAGGAGCTGTTGAGGCTGTTGAGGGTACGTTTAAAAGTGTATTTACATCTATTGGTTTAATAGCAGACCAGAATGCCTTAACAAAATCAATTGATGATGCAAAGACTAAATTATTAATATCTGAAAATGAATTAGCAGGCAGTAAACTTGCACTACGTGAAATGGATATTCAGTCAGGTAAAGAATTAGTAAAATCTGAACAGAATAATGCAAAGGAACAAATAAACATTGATAGACAATTAATGGATGAGAAATTGCGTATCATGGAGGATGGATTTGATAAGGAGTATGCAATATTAAAAGAGAAAAGAAAACGTGATAAGGAGGATGCATTAAAGCAATTAAAAGAGGGTGTATTAAGTCAAAAGGATTATGACAGATTGTTACTTCAAATTGATGAGAGCTTTGAGGCAGATAGAAAAAAACTATATGAAACATCTGCAGATGAGAGAATGAAAACTCTTCAACCTGATACATCAATGTTTAAAAAAGGTCAAAAGGAAGAGATTGATTTGTTAATGCAGGGAGAGGCAGAGAAAGCAGCAAAACGTAAAGAGGAAAAAGAAAAAGAGATTGATGATAATAAAAAACTTGAGGAGGAAAAATGGCAAACTACTCAGGAATTTGCACAAAAAGCCACTGACTTTTTAAAAAAACAATCTGATGAGAGAATTGCATTGATAGATAAAGAGATTGCAGCGGCTGAAAAGCAAGCAGATTTCTATCGAGATTTAGCAGCCAATGGTAACATCAATGCAAAAGAGTCACTTGCTGAGCAAGAGCGTATC